AAACTCGACCTTAGTAATCGTTGCTCTGGCCCCGCTGGCGTTGAACATGAAGGAAGCTCCGGCCAGCTCGGTCTCCATTATTGAAAGTAACTGGAAGATGGCTTTCTTTCTTACATAAAATTTATCAATCCAGCCGACAGAATCACCATTTTCATCGCTATAGAATGACATGCCGGCCCCCATCATTCCGGTTACGAAGTCGGGCGACTCCAGGAAAGGAGATATAATACCTCCCAAGAGTTTAAGAAGATACTTCGTTTCATCCTCACAATCCTTCTGCAAAAATATCTTCCTTAGCTTGTCAAGGGTAACAGTTGATAAAATATCGACTATGCCAACAAATGTTCTACCCACCCGTTCAGCCGTATTCTCTCCGCTTTTCGTAGCATTACGAATAAGCAAAGACAACTCCTTTAGCATCTCGATACTATCCATATTAATCTCCTAAAATTCTAAATACAGTCCTGTTTGCTTTAATTTTTCCGCTTCCCTTGTAAAGAGGATAATCAGCCTTTTTCTCTTCAAGAAACCTTACACACTCCTTCAGGTATCTGTCAGCAATGGAAAACGCATCATTATAAGCCATCACCTTCTCTTTGATGTCCGGACGGCTGCTGTATTCATCCTCCTTCTGCATAAGTCCGTATCTGGTCACATTCAAATCACCGTTCTTCACGATCCGTGCATAGGTATAATATGCCAACGCCGTTTTAATACCCATGAATATCTTTTTCTCTCCACACTTGTCCTCATATGTACCTCCATCAAGCAGGAGTTCATATTTCTCCGGATTCTCCTTTACATCAAGATACAAGGCATCACCAAGAGCAGCCTTTATATCAATACTCTCCGATTCACGTATATACGTCTCTATCTTATCTTCATCTACATGTACGGACATGCTACGTGACAAATCTGCGACCTCAAGCGTTGTTATCAGATACTGCTGCATTTCTTATATACTTTAATGGTTGTACACTAAAATCCATTGACGGGTTTGCCACCTCATACCAGTTGCGGAAAATACGGTCAAACGTGCGCTCTATTAAACGCTGTTGCTTGCTGACAATAGAATTATAGTATTCAAAGGCATCTTCCAAAATATCGCCGGAAAAGCCCACTTTCCCGATACGAATACAATACCACGGCTCCTGACCATAGGCGGAATAAATGCGCTCCACCACACTTGCATCCGTAACGGTAAACTCCTTATCATAATTCTGTGTAGTGAACGGGATAAATTCAGGCTTTTCTTCATCATTTTCAAGCGTTACCTCTATAAGTTTCAAGGAATTTGTATCCCCCTGAAGCTTGACAAGGCTATCAGAAAATCCGTCATCCTCCGAAATCTTTATTTCATTACCTTTTTCATCGTATCTGACAATATCCGAGCCTTTCTTAGTGACAACCATACCGGACGGAAGGAAATTATTGCGCACATTCCTGAATTTCACGTTGGAAAGCCCTTCATCCGTGCTCATCTCAGTAATGACACGGTCAGATTTACCTACCGGATAAGTCTGTTTTCCGGCCATGGATACCCATAGAACCTGCCCCTTGTAGTATTCTATCCCGCCAGCAGCTTCAATCTGTGCCAGAACAACAGATTTCAACGGATTGAACACATCAATGTAGTCGATATTCTCTTCTGCGACACGTATCTTCTTCCCTTTCCTGGTTTTCGTACCGCTCCAGTCAGGATGCACGGCAATCTTAGCCACATATCCGTTATCATCCTCTTCCACCAAGCGGCAATTTTCAAATGGAATATGCTGAATTTCCACAATCTGGCCCAAAATGTTGTAATTTGCATGAATGGCAATTCCATTGAAGTCAGCCATATCCCGGCAAACAAGAGAATGTATGTCATCAGCCGTATCTCCCTTTCGGTTTACCACATACTCCGAAAAAGAAACCTCACGGAATCCGTTACCTTCAATGAAATCCGCGAAACGGTCAGCACATTCACTTCCGGTAGAACTCGCTGCAATGATATTTCTTACCGTCTGCGGATAGAGGTTGTCATCCCCGTAAGACTGTATCCCAAGCTGCTGCAAATAGCGTATATCTACCCTTACACTGCTCTTCTTCCTAAGTTCCTTTACTTTCATAATTCCGTGAGGTTTTAATTTATTCAGCGCCTTCTACCGCTTCTCCTTCTTCATCGGTCTGCCCATCAGTAGATTCATGATTATCCCCATTCTCACTGCTTTCTTCACTTCCTTCAGGATTCTCCTGCATATCAGCAAATACTTCCATAGCCTTGTTTACGTGAGCTGTCAGGACTTTTTTTGTAATAGTCTTTCCGGAGATTTTATAACCCTTGAACTCTTCCTGAATTGACTTACTTGAAACTCCATCCTTCATAGCTTCCACCATGAGAGAGACAAACTCGTCATTAATCACCACATTTCCGTCCTTTCTGGACTTTACACGTTCTTCCCAGTCATCGGGTTTCTTTGAGAAATACTTAATGTTGTCCGGGTATTTCGCCAGATACTTCTCCGCTGCTTCATCAGTAAGGTTAGCATTCGTATACATTTCGCTACTGCCAAATCCCATCTGCAGGAGAACACCGTTCTTCAAGCCGTATTCTGATTTTTCTTTCATCTTTCCGTTCTTGTTAAGGTAAACACTCATTTCTATCACCGCATCATGATAGCAGTCGCTACAAGATGTGCGGATAAACTTCTTATCAAGGACAAGCACATAAAGGTTTTCAATCTCTGCCTTGTCAGAAGAAGAGAGGGAAGCAATGCTTCCCAACTCCTTCAACCTATTAACCACATCAATCACTTCCATATCAAGCTGCTGGAGATGTCAACGTATCGATGGCCGTCTTGGTAGTCTCGTAGTCTGTCTTGTAAAGGAACAAAGCAGATTTTGGCACTTTTGTTTCCTGCAGGGATACTGACCAGCCACCATCGGTTTCTTCCGAATATTTGTCGTTGCTAATTTCGGCAGCCTTCAAGCCTTGGTAATAACCGTAAATCTGGAATGCAGAATCACCCGGATTCTCTTCCTTCTGCAAGTTCTTCGCCTTGTTCTCCAGGATTACCACATATTCACCGTTTGCCAGCCCGTCAATAATGTCCGCACACACGTCCGGGTCATTGGCAAGAATCACCATATTCACCGTATTGGTAAACGTATTCTGATACGTACCGACAGCAAGTGCCGTGTTCGTCCCGGTAAACGGAGTGCTTCCAGGCACAATAACCTTATAGGCTTTCTTGCCTTCCTTCAAGGCCAGCGTTTCAATCACATTCTTACGCGTTGCATTGAATGCTACTGTAGCGAAATCTATGTCCTTCCGGTTCATGATAACGCCTTCCTGCTCTACTCCAGGAACGAGCGGGTCATCGCAGCTTGCCACGATGTCCCTTTTTATTGCATAGTCACAGATTCCTGACATAACTCCTCCTTTTCGTTAATAAGCCAACTGGAACAAATCATCCTGACCAATTTGTGTTCCCATCTTACCCGTGGAATACAGATAGTTCATACGGTCTTTTTTATCAAACCAAATATCCAGTTCTGAAATCAGGTCATTAGCTGGAGTTCCGACCAACATTTCACGAGGAGAACCAAACACAGCACGGTGAGGAAGATTAAGTTTCGTTCCGTCATTCTGGTATTTCATAATCATTCTATCCCACACCGGAATCTGGTATACAGGAACACCATTGTACTCTGTCATTTTCATTCCTCCAAATACCTGCTCCCATGTAAGGATTTCCTTATATTCACGCTTCAAGTCTTTTGTCAATGCATCTGCAAGCGTCTTAGTACAGAAGATACCAGCACCTGGCAAACCTGCGATTCGGGCATCTGCATTTTCAAGCATCGCATCGAAGGTTCCGATTGCTACTCCAGACTCCTTCAACTTGCTAAACTGTTCGGCCATCGTCGCTTCACCATTAGCTGCAATAGCTGTTTTTTGACCAGCACTGGCAGTTCCAACAGCAAAAAGTCGTTTCCACAAACCGTCTGTCGTTTTAAACAATTCCACATCAGTTCCTGTAGACAAGACTCCAGAGTTAGAATGAAGTTTTGCATCCTTATCTGAGAACCATACAAATCGCCACATCATGCTCATCATCGCATCTTTCAATGCTGGATAAACAATATCATCCATATATTCAGTCGAAGTCAAATCGCCAATTTCAGTCCCTGTTTTCAGACAATATTCAGCAATAGTATTAATCAGTTCTGTATAACACCACTTCAAAGGAACTTGCCAATCACCAATTGACCATTCTTTTTCCAGGAATTGAATGGTTGCACTTTTATAGCTTGGATTACAACCAGAGCCAGCCCAACCGACATCACTCATTGCACCACGATAACCAATTTTTTCACCATTCTTAGCGTTCTGTACAAGAGTGAAGAAGCGCTCCAGTTCAGGGTCGGTAAAAATCTCTGCAATAATCAAATCTTTCAAATCTCTAATTGCACCATTATCAGGTGTCAGATTGCTTAACTGTTCCCACGTCATTTGTTACCTCCTTTTCTTTCTTCTTTGATTTTCTCCAATTTCTGTCCAATCTTGCTCACTTTCTTTGTCTCAGTCTTTTTACCGATAGTAGTAGTACGTCCTGCAGGAGTGTACTTGCTTGCGGCCGCTTTAGTCAGTTTTTCAATTCCTCCAGCTTTAGCCACTGCATCCAGAATTCTGACATCATCCTCTGTCTTGGCGTTGGCTGTCAAGTCAGAAACCTGCTGTTCCAATTCTGCGATACGTGCCTCCAATGCTGCTGTATCATCATTTCCACTTTCAGCTTCACGGATTTCGGTAATTACGCCGTCAGTCACTACGATAGTCTTCCCGTCTGGCATTACGTGTTCCCCATCCGGGCTTGCCGCGTCACCTACTTGCGGTTCACCTTCTTCACGCTCTACTGTCAATGTGTCGCCACCTGCAGTTGTAAGCTCCAACGCTACCGCAGGAACATCTTCGATTTTTGCATAGCATAACTTGGCCAGCATACGGTCAAGCAATGACTTGCTTACCGTAACTTCATTTTCTTTTTTTCCCATAAATTTATTGTTAGATACTACTTTAGCTGACTTCGGCATAATTACCTCACTCACAAATCCAAGTTGCTTGGCTACCTCACCACCAAACCATGTCTCTTTAGCCATCTGTTCCTCTATCACCGCACGATCAACCCCACAGCGCTCAACATAGATTGAAATCATACGTTCACGCTCTGCTTCCAGCCCAGCTTTTAAGGATTCAAGCGCTGAAATATCAAGAGAACCTTCTACACCAGGACAATAAGGTGAATGAATAAGAATCTTTGCGTGCGGATACATCTTTCTGCGCTCGATAGGAGCTGCCAAAAGAATTACTGTCGCCATTGAAGCACATCTTCCTACTACAGTAGCAGAAATTTCCTTCCCAGTAGCCCTTAAAGCATCATATATCGCATATCCTTCAGCCACATCGCCACCGCACGAGTGTAATTCAATATCAATGTGATTGTCATCCGGAGCAATCCATCCAAGAAAATCCTGTACATCAGAGAAGGACATACCATCAACGCCAGTCAGATACCAGTTTTCCATTTTTTCGGTATCAGCTACAATGTCTTTGTTGATAAATAATTTCGCCATATCTCGTAATTGTTTGAAACAAAGGTAGTGAACGCGATATGGCTATAAGAATTTTTGAAAGGAATAGCACTGACACGCCTTGTCAGTCGATTTTTCAAACAAAAAGAGGTGAGCCGCTGCCCACCTCAAACAATTACATATCCACTTCCGTGGAAAACTTCTTTACAACCCTGTATATCGTCCTCTCATCCACGCTGTATTCGTCCGAAAGGTACTGCAATACGTAGGTTTTCTTATGCCCTTCTTTCATCAGACGGCTGTATTCCTTGTAAAGTTCAAGGTATCTCACGTCCGACGGCTGTACCGGGAGCGTCTGCAACTGCTCCATCACTCCCTTATGTGTGTTTAGAAATTCATACACGTTCATACATTACCAAGATTCTCCAATACTTTTACACGGTTACTCACACTGGTTATCTCTTCAACCGAAACAACCGGACGCATAGACTGAACTCCCTTGGCGACAGCTCTGGCCAGCATGTCCTCTCCGAGAGCCTGACTACTTGTCTGTGTTACGTTGATAGGAACTCCCCCTCCCATCTGATTGAATGATGAGAGCAAAGGAGCAAACATCGAGGTGGCTCTGGCCGTCATCACCGACTCACCGTTACTAAGTTGTGCAGGTATGCTGTCGCTTGTTCCGGTGCCTGGTCCGGTGACTAAACCACCTGTTGCAAATTTAGCACTTTTTACCGTTTTTGTAGCTACAGCAATATTAGAAAGTATCGTTGCTACTGTCGTTGCGATGGCTGCCAAGTTAGCCGGGAACGGGACAGACTGAGCCTGCGCTATACCTGCAGCCAGAGCCTTTCCGGTATTGATGGCAATCTCAGCAAGAGCCAGTGTCTTTGAAAGTATGGCAAAAGTCTTGTTATTTTCACCCAATGTTTCAAAGGCGGATGAAAGACCTGATGTTATTGTCTCTATTGCCTGGAATTTTACCTGCTCTATCTCAACCTCCTTGTCTGCAATGGCCTTCTTCGCATCAATATATTCCTGATTAGCCTGAAGCTTACGGTTAAGGAACTCCTGTTCACTCTCCCCTTCCTGCTGCTGTATGCTGTTCAACAGTTCTAATTTCTGTGAAGCCTGTTCCTGAAGTATTTCCAGTTCACTTGCACCGGACTGCTGGAGCTGCATAATTTCATTCTCCATTCTCAGTCTGACGGCTTCCTGCTGCTTTTCCGATATTTCCTGCTCACGCTGTAATATCAGATCGTCCATCTGCTTGTCATACTTGTCCACAATGGCAAGCTTCATCTGCTCGGTCAGTTCCTTGTCAGCAAGCTCGGCATCACGCTGGGAAAGTAGCTGCTGCATCCTCAACTGATATTCCTGCTCACTACCTTTCTTTACTGCTTCAAGCTGTAAGGAAATAAGCTTGGTACGGTTGTCTATCTCTTTCTGTAACTCCTCCTCAGACAGCTTTTGCAACTCAGCAGCCTTCTGCTGTTCCAGAGCTTTTATCTGGTCGTTGATAGCCTGGCGGGCCTTTACTGTAAGGTCTGTCTCTGTTTTCAGCCTCGTACGCAAATCCTCAATCTGACGATTATACTGTAAGGTTATCTCCTTACTTTGTTTATCACGCCCATCTTTCACAAGAGCCAGCATGGCATCCTCTGCCGCTCTTACCGCTTCCAATTCTTTCTGCTTTGCAGCAATAGCCGCATCCGATTTTTCCTTTTCAGCCGACTTTATTTCGTTTGCCAAAGACACCTCACGACCAAGCAATTCACCCCTTTTATCCTGATACTCAGTCAACGCATTATACATCTCCACCTCAGCCTGAGCAATAGCATCATTAGTTTCCTTAGTGTTCTCAGCCATCGCATTCTGCTGTACCATCAGTTCATATCTTCTCTTGGCCAGTTCGTAGTTCTTCTTGCTGGCTTCCTCCTCCAGTCTGTTAGCTTCCCTGATAGCTTCCATACGTTCCTTTGCAGACACATTCAGTTCATCGTCAGCCTTTGCCTTCAAAGTAGCTATCTGAAGAGCATTCTTTGCGTTCTGCACCTGAAGGTTTCGTGTATCCCTGTCTATTGCCGCCTGCTCCTTTGCCATAGCAATGTATCTCTCATTCTCCTTGTTCACCTCTGCAACATACTTACCAAGTACCGGAAGTTTTTCAAGCTGCTTGGTAATCCATCCCATCATCTTACCACCAGCTTCTACAACAGAAAGTATTCCGCTTGCCACAATCTGCAGCACTTTACCCACGGCATCCAAAGCCATTTTCAATGGAGCAAGAACAACATTCCATCGGCTTGTATTTTCCTCACTCGATTTAATACCTTTAGCTACAGCCATAATCACCACGGAAATCGCAGTAAGAATAGCAACAATCGGGTTGGCCAACAATGTAAGAAGTGTCTTTGAAAAATTCTTCACGGCAGCACCTGCAGCCACAGCACCTGCCTTCACACTTCCCATTTCATCCTGAGTCTGTATTAATGTTCCAATAAACGGGATATTGCTTGAAACCGCACTCTTAATCGCTTCCTCGTAGGTACCCACATTCCGGTAATACCTCTGCGTTCCCTCCTCTCCATCCTTCAGGGCATCCGTAACCTCGTTTATCTTATTTTTCAGTTCCTCACCACTGGCACCCTTTCTTTCAGCTTCCGACAGAGCATCATATTCAGCCGTCAAATTAGACAGCTCAGCGCGTAATGCTTTCAGGCTCCCCTCCTGCTCTTTCTCCTGCTTAATCTGATTCTGTACTGTCTTGTTGATGATACGTATCGCATCATTATAATCTGCAATGGCAATCTTTGACGCAACCATCTCCTCGTTATACTGCTGACGGGATATTTCCCCATCCTTCAACTGCTTTTTCAGGTTCTTTTCTGCATCCCTGGCCGCATCAATCTTCGTCTGGTATTCCGCTATCGCCTTTACAGCTTCATTGTAATTCACCTTGATGTCAAGGATTTTCTCCACCTTATCTGCCATAACACTATATTTTTAGCAATTCAACTTCACATATATTATTCTCCTTGGTTTTCACATTCACAATCGCAAAATATGAACCGTATTGTCGAATATATACAGGTTTAAGCAAGTCAAGTACGGCCAATTCCGGAGCAGATAAAAGAACAAGCTCCTTTATAACCTTTGGTTGTCTGACCACTTCCTGATACGATGCATAATGCTGTCTTATCAACTCCTCCCATCTTAACGGATAGAAAACACCTGAACGAGTCTCAGAATCATATAAAACGATTCGTGGATTCATCCCACTATCATATTCCAGCTCTCCATCATCATTATACGAATACAACGGGATACTTGCCACACCTCCCAACGTATCACAAGCAGAAAAAGGAAGTGAGGCAGCATCTCTTTCATAATCTAACGCCCTATTCTCAACTGCTATAAACGAATCATAATTCTCAGTAACATTATCATCTTCCTTATAGCGGAACCAGTTTTTCTGGGTGAAGTCATTCAACTGATAACTGATATTACGTGCTGCATCACCATAATCATTAATCAAAACCCTTCCAGACCAATCTACTGCATTACTTTTATTTTCTATCACCGAGTCAAACGATACGAAATGTATGTCGTTGTTATCACCCGGAATCGCAAAAACTCCAAGCATATAAGCTATAGACTTAATAAAGTCTATCAATTTTATTGATGGCAAATTTGGTACGGTAAAATACTTGTTGTACTCTCCTATATCGGCCCCTACCTCAGATACTTTTGCTTCAAGAGTTATACTTCCAGAAACCAGATTAACGCTATCATCACCAGTTTTAGAAACTGTTGTACTTATGTAAATTGTCTTATTATACGGCTCCAACGACAAATCCTTCTGGAAATGACACTCATAATTATCATTCCCTCTATCAATAACTTCACACGCATTTACCTGGTCTATTATCTCTCCGGTGTCAGCATCTACTATATCCAAGTATCCTCCATTCTTGTATGCACCTCCAACATAAACTAATTTGCAATCTATCGAATAGTTCAGCTGCAAGTCGTTAAACTTTGGCTTAAAAGCTGATGTAAAAATACCATCCTTATAATATTCAATATAATAGGATTGTACAAGACCGTAAAACAACAATTGATAAAACCGAAAAGCTCCATCAGTTTTTTTCAGCCCATTCAAAGTCAATGTAACACGATTTGCATCCACATGCTTCTGTGCATCCTCTTTTTTCAGTAGTGGAATTTTCAGACTTTGAAGAATATCCTGCTTATCAGAGGGGAACAAGAATTTCACACCAAACTGACTCTGTATCCTATCCAAAAGCCATTTAGCGGATACAACCGGATGGTAAGACACATGTTTCTCTGTGCTTCTGAAGCCATAGTTCATAATAGGTGCATCTTCATCTGGAGATATATCATACCTCCAAAAAATATAATCATCTAACCCATAATCCAAATCATCTATGTTTCCTTCAAACTCAATAATTTTTGAAAAGCCATTAGCGTTTCCCCATGAAAGAGCAATCTCTATAGTGTCACTTACTGACATCAATACCACATTGGCTCCATCAACGATCTGCACACCGTCACGCAATAAAGTACCTACATGAGGAAGATATGGGAAGCTGCTCACTGCACTGGGTATATGAGCACATTCTATCAGCCGAAGATTATTTTTTGTCTTCGGCAGCTTAATCGTATAGCTGAAATTACTTACAATCTTGCTAATATCAGTCAGGATATTGCTACGGTATTCAAGAGAAACACCGGACTCCCCCATATCCACTTTCGTCCCGTCAATATATAATTCATCTCTCATAAGCTCTGCGAAATTATAGTTGGCAATATGACCGTTATCTCAAAATCCTGCAGGTGCTCACCTGAATCAACAGCCGTATCAGCTTTTATACCAACCGGAACCCAGGTCTCATCCACATACATATCGACAAGAGGAGAAGAATGTATCGAAAGCAGCATGTTGAACACCTCCTTAGAAACCAGTGACGCACATGCCTTTTTGGTTCCCTCGGTAGTCTTTCCCTGAATTCTGGATACGCCGTAATACCCATACTTGCTCCCATAAAAGTTTTCCATAAGACGCTCACCATATTCCTCTGATTTATTTTCGTTTGACCCTTCCTGGAAAAGCCAATACTGATAAAATCCATGACGGTCTATCCAGCGCAAATAAATACCATCTTCAGAATCATCCTCCACGACTTTTACATATTCCGGTACGTCAGAAGGACTCACATGCTTAATCATCTGGTCAAATATCGTTACCGTAAATGGATACTTCGTAAAATGTACTACGGTACGTGGAGCATCAAACTGCTCACCGATATTCATAGCTCCCCATATGGCAGTTACATCGAAAGAGAAAGATTCACCGGATATGGACACTTTCACATGAATAACCTTTGATTCCACCATTCCTCCGCTCCTATTGATGTCAAAGCATGCTTGTATATATGCGGATATATCAAGCTCAACATAACTTTCATATTCATCACGATTATCCGAAAAATACGGCCTCTTCACAATCGTAAACGTCCTGTCAAATGTGGCATCGAATACACCTCCGGAACCTCCGCTATCGGAAGATATTACAAAAGTGACATCACTGGAGGTATTCACTGTAATCATATTCGGATTAAAGCAGAATACCACTTCATCCGGATATTTAATGCTGCATCCGTTAATAGTTCCCGTTCTCATTGAAATTAAGATTTATATGTTCCACTTCACTCCCGAACAGAATACCGATACCATGCGATACCCTTTCTACCGTATCCTTCACTTCAGGAGAATAAATATCATCCCTACCGCCATTCCGGAAGAGCTGTGTTCCTTCATTGGCTATCTTTCTCGCCACAAGGTAAGCAAAGGAATCAGGCTTCTGTACCTGTATGCCCTTGTCATCCATCCATTGCCGGATTATCTTCCAGAATCCTGCCGGCACCTTACCCGGCTTTCGTCCGGTCTCCAGCGTTCCAAACGGGCTACGTCCCCACAGAACACCGCCGTCCTCCGTAACCTCTACCTTCATGCTGGCTATCGTTCTGCCGGAAGCAACCTGACCGGAGTTCTTCTGGTTTTCGATTACCTTCTGTTTCAATTCTTCAAGTTCTGAAGACACAAGCTCCATCACCTTATCCCTCAGCAGAAGTTCCATACACTATCTCCTTCACTGTTTTTGTAGGGCATATCACGATTCCTCTTATTTCCTTCAACGGAATCTGGATGACAATCCCCGTCACATTCACGTCCAGCTTATCATAGAACACCGAATACTGAATGTCACCCTGTACAGGCTCAAACATTCCGCTTCTGTTCACGTTCAGTATAAACTCCCTGGCCAAAGACTTGCATCGTTCTATCACCACGTCATTTTCTTCACCGGAGAAATCATGCTTTGTCTTATCCATAAAGGCTATCATGCAGTTCGGGTAATCCTTCATCTGCATAAGCCCCACATTCAGATTTCCGGAAGCCGGAAGCACATACATCACGGCAGGAAGCTGCATCTTGTCAAGCCTTACATTGGCAGCCTGCCAGTTCTCAAACAGATAGGTAACTCCCATCTGTTCGACTATTTTCCTAACCTTCTCTTCTACTGTCATTTCTTCTTTCCCTCCAAGATTTTACGTAACCTGCGTTCATATTTCATCTTCCTGGCATCCATATCCAGGCATTTATACACACGCACCCACGGAACATATTCTACCGCCTCATGGTCCGTTATTCCCATTCTCAGTGCATAATAGTCGAGCAGTCCGAACGGACCGAAATTCAATGCTTCTGCCCCAGCCTGCTTCTCCTCCGGTGTAGGAGGAACGGACGTGGAAGCAAACAGCTTGTTTATCCGCTTCACTTCTCTGGCTACCCAGAAGCAAAAGCCGATAACCTCAGATGCATCAGTCCCCATCACCTCACGCTCCGACATTCCAAGAAGCACACGACAAGGAACCATTATCGTTTCCTTCTCCGTACTGATTGACTGCAACTGCATAAGCTCACCCATATTCATGTCATTCAAGGTATCAGGTGTCCTGATCTTTCCCACTTTCCACGGTTTACGGAGCTTCTCAAGCTCTCCTTCAATACCGTGTGACAGATTACCAACTACCAACAACTCCTTTACCGTCATATATTCCCAAGTTTTGCTTTCGGCCGCCTTAACACTGGTTTTATCCTGAAAAACATCGCCATAATCAGCATGTCAAGATAGTCAGGAGAGCGGCCAAGTATCTCCTTCATCTTTTCCTTGCTGATAATTCCCTTCTTTCTCGTATCCGCATCTATGTGGTCCTGCTTCAACACCCCAAGCTCTTCAATGATTCGTTCCTTCTGTGCTTCCGTACATACTATACGGAGAAGGCGGTTGTTTATCATATCCGCAAGTTTGAAGGCACATTCCGATTTCAGGTTGTCATACTCAGGATTGATGGGTCGTGTTCCTCCATGGAACTCCCTGATTCCGTTCAGATAGCTTTCAAGATAGCTGCCAAGCCCGTCAGAGTCCGCTATCATCCGGCTGCGTGGAATGGAACACTCTATCATCATACGCTTCAGGTCTGTCTCGATGGACTTCCCAGTACTGTATTCCTGATCCAGCTTGATATAGCAGACATTCCCTTTCCAGTGTCCGGCTATGAAACGGTCACGCCCCTTCATGGCAAGGTCAGCAGAACCCGAAGAATCCCCGGCAGGCTTGACAAACTCATTCGTGAACAGGTCACAGATAGCATCGTAATCACAAAGGGCTGTCGGGTCATTGTCATACTCCCAGTTCCCGAAATACAGACGTTCCTTCGTCACCCTATCCTTCGTATTACGAAGGCTCTCGATATAGTCCTCTGTAGCCCAAGGGTTATCCTGAACCAATGCCTGAATGAAAGCATACGGTTCTTCCAGCTTTCCTTCTCTCCACGGCTTATAGAAGTCACGGTACAGCCAGTTCTTCTTAGGGTTGCAGGTGATAAGTATCTTTCCAGGTACGCCATAGACATCGTTCATGTGTCGCCCGATACGTGTTTTCAACACGTCAAAGGCAAGGTAATGCACCTCACCCGCTTCCTCTATCCATCCTCCGGTATATTCCTTTGAACCCAGGCGTTCATACAACGGGTCTTTTACCGGATAATATGTCAGGTCGATATAAACTATTTCGCTACCGTTGTCAAACGCTATCCCTTCATTGTTTGTCTTGTATGCCGTAAATCCGTGTAACTTCGCTACCTTGTTGAAAGTAACGGTCACGGATTCCCGGCTGTCCTTCAGGTTATTTCTCCCTACAAACCAGCGAGTGCCTGGAAGATAGTAGGCACATTGCATCAGCCACTCACAGCCAAGCCATGATTTTCCACCACCTCCGGCACCGCCATACAGCAGAAACTTCGTCCTGTCATCACGAAGGTAATTGTATGCCAACCTCTGCTTTATATTGACCTTCTGTCCCATATCATTTCAGTTTGTCCGCTTCCGGAGTATAGGGAAGAAAATCGAATCCCTTGAATGGCTTTCCCTGCGTCGTATGGTCCACCTCCTGCTTGTCGGCCAGCCCCAAAGTACGGGCTATGATATTCGCATTGAACGCACCGACACACGCCCCTTCGAACTGCTGGGTCTTGATGGTTTCCTCCACACGCGCGATGACCTCCAAAAAATCTTTATCCCCTTTATTTATGCAGGCTGAACGAAACTCGTTCCACCAGTTTGTAGAAGCGCCCAAATACACGCACAGTCCCATGAGAGAATACGGCCGTGACGTGGGAGTAACCTCCTGCTGTGTGTGCTGCTGGTTCTCTGTTACAATCTCCTTCCCCTTGGTAACTCTTACGGGTACAGTTTTCTGTATGGCCTTTCTGGTTGTCCATGGATTCTCATCGCACCACTGGAAATACTCGCACGCCGCATCCCACAGAAGTTCAGGCGTAGCAAAGAGCTTGTCCCTGCCATGCTTGCTTCTTAACATCCAGAACTTATTTCCTTTTGGTGCTGCCATAATCACAATTTTTCAAAAACGGGTAATATTTCCTTATCCAAATCCCATCTTCTGTTGTTAGGAAGAGGAAGGTTAAATTCGTATCTGAGAGCTTCAGCATATACATCGTGCTCAGCTCTTCTTTCGTTCATGACGGATACCTGAAAGGATGATCCGCGCAGTTCCCGTGACTTGTCTACCTCGATACCCTTCTCATATATCCTGAAATCAGAACCGATAAGTTCTTCCGTGAGACGGCATACGTCTGCCGTGGAATGATAATGCTGGAAATACCATTCTCCAAAGCGGAAGTTTGCCGTGAAGTTATCCGCATCCAGAAACAGTGCTTTCGAACGGTAGTCGTGAGTCTCCTTTCTCTCGGAAGCCTTCTGTGCGAACAATAGCGGGATACCTGACCAGAAAATCATACCTCCCGGCTTGCACAGTGCAGAAAGGGAAAGAAGGACGTTCCTTTCATCGTCAAGGGAATTTACGGAGTTCAGGACGCTGTCACATACCACGACATCATACAGGCCATACTCCGACAATGTCCTGCACACGTCCGCACAGTCCTGACGTATCTCCTTCTCGTCTATCACGTCAGCCCCGTCCTTCCGGTGAAAGAACTCTATCGCGTCAATGAGGTATCCATCCTTCTTCAGCCTGGTAGCATAGTCCTTCTGTCCGGCTCCGAAGTCAAGCACATGCATGTCCTTCGTGATGAACGGAAGCACCAGACGCTCGTACAGCGTGGAATGGCTCCTGCTGCTCGGAACACCGTTTTTCTCCCTGAGACGTGCCTTCTGTGCAAAAGACTGTATGTAAGTCTTCCGTTCCAGATGGGAGTATTCAAAGACACCGTATTCCTTCGAAAAATAAGACAGGGCCAGCTCCTCCTTTCCTCCCGGAAGTACATAGACAAGCAGGTCCATACCCATAAGCTTCACCGCCTTGGCGTATACGGTGGATATGATGACCTTACCTTCATGGTTGCATACGGCATTCGCAAACTGGCCATAGCGAAGAATCATCTTCGTTAGGTCCACTACACGTGAGTTGTTTCCACCCTTGGTAATGACGGCTATATCCTTGTTCGGTACCATAAAGAAACCTTCCGTTCCTTCAGGAACAGAAACACGTATGTCCGGCTGTACCTCCGACACCTCGCATTCGGCATAGTTGTGAAGCTGGTTGAAGCGTACCTCATCCGTTGAGTTCACGCCATCCAGCACGAAAGCCGGAACATGAGTATATCCAAGCAGCTTCATGGTCTTTGTGCGCTGGTGGCCTGCCATGATTCGTTTGTCAGACCTGCGGATAATTATCGGCTTGATGATGCCAAGCTCCGTTATCGACTTCTTCAGGTTTTCCTGCGCTTCCGGAGTAAGCAGCCTTGGGTTGTACTCTGCCGGATTCAGTGATTCTATGTCAATGTATTCCATCATAAGCCCAGCAGATTATTTACGAAACCAATCATCACTCCGTTCTCCTCAAGATACTCGGCAGCACGCTGTTTCAGCCCTTCAAGTTCCACATCGGTTATCGGTATCTTGTACCCTTCAAATGCCAGGTACTTGATATGCGCTCCCGCTTCGTAATTTTCATTCCGCAGCACGTTGTGAGTATCTTCCATACCTCCGGGAAAATCGTCCAAATCAGGGAAGCTGATGCCTTCTATACCCCATTCCATAAGTTTCCGGCAGTCCCATTCAAACAGACGGGACATATCCCATTCCCCGTTGCTCACATTGTCACGGATAATGATTTCGCGCTCACGCTCTTCCGTCAGGTTCGGGATAAGCACCGTAGGAACCTCCTTGATTCCAAGCTGCACGCACGCATCATAGCGTTGGTTCCCTGCAATAATGACAAGATGTCCCGTCCGGTCTGACAGAATGATCGGACGTGCTTCAAAATAGTCCGGATTTTTCTGTATGGATTCCTTCAATTTCTGGAGCTGCCCTTCTGATATGGTTCTCGGGTTGCTCTCCAGCTTCTTCAATGTTTCTGTACTTCTGTAAATCACTTCCATATATCTCGGTATTTGCGTTACAGAAACAAATTTACCCGATAACCGCCACAAAGCAGTTACCGGGTATTCACAAAGCACTGACAAGGGTTGTCAGTAAGTTATAAACTCCATATCATCCACCATTTTCGTTTCTTTGCGTATTCAAGTTCTCTCTTCAAATCCTTACAAAGGTCTATCTCTTTTCCCCATTGAGTGTGATAAAATGTCGCATCATCCTTAAGCTTGTTTACTTCTTTTTTAAGTTCCTCGTTCTCCTTTTCAAGCCCGGCTATAATATGGCTTTTCAGTTTCAAATCACCCAATAGTCTTTCTGCCCTTTCAAAGTTCCTTCGGCTGTCTTTTATCAGCATCTCCATGTAAGTATCACGGCTGAATAGCCTTCCCGTTTGATGTCTTTTGTGTTTCATACTCATAACTCATACTCCCAAAAACTAAGTTTTCCTTTCACATTTTCAATAGTCTTGTCAAACAGTATTGCATCCTTCAGTACCCAGTTCCAGCAACCTTTCTCCGCCCAGACTGACGGATGGTTCTGTACGCAGTCGGCTATAACCACGCTACCGATGATGGCACCTTCTGGAAGTTCCTTTGATTCAAGTATAGAGCATACCTTTGAATTAATAAAAAGCCTTTTAGGTATGAAATAATCTTTTGCACTAACCTTACTCGCATGAATCAGTACCCTCTGGCCGATATACTTCTGAGGACACTTCCACGACCGGTTCTCGATGTCTTTGATACCGTGAGCGATTAGGCTCGCCCACGGCTGTTTGATGGATATTGCTTTCATTGATTTTCCTCCTTCATTTTCTTTTTGATGAACTTAACACCCTTGATAAATCCCTCGACAAAATTATCGCCACATACCCGATGAAGTTCAAATGTACATCTTCCTTTTCCGAACGGGCACTTATCACACTGGTGGCTTCGACCATTGGCCAATCTGGCTTCCTGCTTAATTGATGTCATGGCTGCTCCTCCGTCCCAATCTTGTAAATCTGATAATACATATCCGCTATACAACGCAAAGCACGAGCATTAAAATCATACCGTTCTGCTCTCTCATAATTACCTTGGTTGTCAGCTTTTCTCATTTTCGATTCCTCCTCGTCAGATAGCAGGTTAAACTTCTTGCTCATTCTCTGCATCGCTTCCCTCAAAAGTCTGTTGTATTCATCGCGAGGAATTGTATTTATTGCTCGTCTCATATTTCCATGAATAAAAGTTGTTTATGAACCTTTCTGGTAGAGTACCACCTTCCTTTTTTAAGAAACCAAAGTCTTTTTACGTACCGATAGGGTTCTCCGTTCCTTTCTTCATACTTGAAGATTGTTTGATGTATCTTGTGAAATCTTCCGTTATGAGCTTTTTCCACAAAATGTTTGGAATCTTTTAATGAGTCAAACGTATCGGAAGTTCCTTCGGAGATGCCCTCATAGTAAGTTACGCCAAAGACCTCATACTTATACACTCGTTTCATTTTATCTCCTTTCCACCTATCCCAACAACCACCACATGACTGCCAGAAACAGATAATACAATTTCGTTTTCATTGATTATTTCTCCTTTTTTCTACAAGCTGCTCAAGTCTCTTTTCACACTCAGCGCACTCAATTTTCTTGCGTTCCAGTTTCTCCCGGAACTTAACCAGTTCATCGTCCGTATTCTCATCAAAGAACATGTTGTTCTGACGGTTGTGCTCGATGTACTCATTCATCCTACGTTCTGCTTTTGTTATCTGGGCTTTTGCTGAAACCAGCCTTGAAAGGCAGGAACTCACTTCAAGCGACTCTCCTGAACGCTTGTCGTAGTAGTAAAAAGAAGTGTACACATCATTCCTTGGATGCTGGCATTGCAATATGGCCACCCTCCACCTGATTACCCACATCCTTCTTTCGTACACTTCACGAGGAAGGTCGTATGTGTATAGGATGACAGATTGATGACCGTAACCGTAGCAGATGCTGATTTGCACCCAATTCTCGATTTTCAGCTCCTTTTCAGCTTTGGCATAATCCTTAGCCATCTGAAACCAGTCATCCATACTTTCCTGCTTTCCCATCTCACTTATTAATTACTATTGCTATAGTTTTAGTTCCAGTTCCGCTTTCCTTGAAAGTGCCTTCTTCAATCTCGAATTTCTTCCCTCCATTATCCTCCAGCCATTGTCTGAAATCCTTACACTCAGATTCACTTCCAAATTCCCAGTGAGGACCAGTTATTGCAGCCAGGACACCGCCGGGATTTAAACACTCATACATACGCCTTACATGCCGAATGTCCTGATTTTTACTGAATGGTGGATTTGCTATAATCTTATCATACTGTGCAACATCACACTTCGTGAAGTCATCTCCAAGAATACGTATATTATCCTTTTTCGATAGAATCTCCTTATTCTCCGGCATAAGTTCATAGCAATCTACAATTACGTCCGGACAGCTTCGATGAATCGCATCTATGATAGCACCAGTACCAGCACTGGGTTCCAGAATCTTTTCATCTTCATGCACGCCACCGGCCAACATAACAAGCCAGTCGGCTACTTCTGGAGGTGTTGCAAAAAACTGGAAGTCCTGCTGAAGGTTACACCTCTTACCCTCGTGTAGTATTGAGAAAACTCTCTCAGCATTAAATGGAAATGTAAATCCCTGTACCTTACCGCCCATCCAACTACCTCCGGCTTCTTCAATCCATTTCTTTGCTTCAGCATAGGACTTCTTATTAAATTGTACTTGAGGAAGTTTTAAAACATTGTCCTCAAGCGTGCAGTGCATGAGGATTTCCTCCACACTCCATTTACTTCCCGAATCATCCTTATTGCGCTTGTTGTTCTGCTCCAGTTCGTCACACCCCAACAGACGGTTCAACGACTTCTGCACTTTCACACTTATTTCTGCCATCCTTGACATCCATTGCAGGATTGCAGTCATAAACTCCAAATCCACATGTCCGGTCTCATCGTAAATGTTTTCCCGGTCTATCAATTCCGGAAGGTTATCCATGAACATGAAGCTACCATACAACGCTTCGATTAAATTCTTTTTTCTGCTCGTCATAACTTTTCTGTAAATAAATTCTTGTAGTATCAATACTTCCGTGTCCCAATAGGTCAGCCAACTGTACCACATCATTGTTTTTTTTCAGATACATTTTTGCAAAGAAATGCCGGAAAGCATGAGGATGCATCTTGCTTCTATCTATTCCGCACTTATCGCCCCAGTCTTTCATTGACTGGCACAAGCTCCGCTGTGTCAGCCTTCCGCACTTACCAACTGCTACATATCCAGTCTTGTGACTCTCCTTTACGTATGCTTTTACTTCCGCCTGTAGCTGCCTGCTGAAAAAGAACCTCCGGTACTTGTTTCCCTTTCCCTTTAGAGTGACTTCACCGGAAAGGATGTCCTCCCATTTGAATTGGAAGAACTCGCTTACCCTCGCCCCAGTCGTAGCCAGTATCTTGATGAAGAAGTACCTGTCGCGGTTAGGACAAGTTTTCAAATATTCAAGCAACCTGTTGTATTCGGCTTCTGTCGGAACATTCTCCGTATTCAACTCCTTCTTGAACTTTGGGCGCTTCAACTCTATCGGCTTCTTCATCCATTTGCTGAAACGTTCAAGTGCGGTAATACGTAGGCGTATTGTTCTGGGAGACAATCCCTCATCCTCCAGCATCCGTACAAAACGCTTGTAATTGTCAACTGATACTTCGTTGGCGTATTCGAAATATTTCTTAATTGAAAATGAATATATTTCAAGAGTGTGTGGAGAGTAATCTTCATCCTGCGTAAGGTAATACACAAATTCATTCATCAGTTTCATGTTCTTTTCAGAAACATCGCTTAGCTTCTCCAAAGGTTTAACGGTTTTCTCCTTTCGTGTACGAGAGTACCCAATACCAAGATAATTAAGGAACCCACATAGAGCATCTTTAATGTATGGCTTGTCAGATAATTCAACGGCATTCTCTCTGATATAAGCCTTGTATCCTTTACGGCTTACCTGATAATCGCTTTCAAGGAATAACTTTACAGCTTTAATGGTTTTACCAATAACCTCATAGCTTTTATCGGTACTATACAAGTGAGATACGTATTCTATAAATATTTTTTTATTTACTTCTTCCATATCAAATCGTTGTTACACAATCAAAGTCTTTCCCATACATTATGTAGGCTCCGCGTTTCCGGAGTTCGGCCACCAGCTGCTCGTTGGTGTATCTGGCCAGCCGTCCATGAAGCCTGTCCTGCTTTCTTCTTTCAGACGTGTGTCTGCTCTCACATAACCGGCACCTGCTGGTATAATGGGTGCCGGATTTCGTTTCATAGGCACGGAACTTTCTTTCCGGAAGGTTCCGGCCACACTCGATACAAACCTTCATGATGCAGACCTCCTTATCAGTCCCATGTTACGGTTTACCAGTTCGATAATCTTATCATGGTAATCACTCGTTTTATTGCAAGCTGCACGGCTTTGGATTATCTTGAAAGTTTTCAAGTTTACTTCTATTGTTTCTAGTCGTTTCCCATTCTTCTGTGCTGTGAGAATGAGGCAATATTTACGCCTGTAATATTCATTTTGATATACACAATGGTGCATTGCCTTTCCTTCCAAGTAGAACTGGGTAACACTTTCCAACGGACGGATCACGATACCTTTATCCTTGATTTCCATTCCCAGGAACGGCTGGATTCTTTTGATGAATGACAGAATATCCTGTTTCATTCTGAACATGCGTTCAATCCTTTCCTTTCGTTTCTGTTCAGCCCGAATCTTCGCTTCTATCTTTCTCTTCTTCTCAACCAGCTTGTCATGCTCTTTCTTCAGGTTCTTA